GATTATAGAAAGGAAAAATGGCTGAATATAAAAATGAAGAACCTTGCGAATTTGTATATCGTGTTAAAGCAGTATCAAAAGTAGTAGATGGAGATACAATAGATTGTTGTTTCGATTTAGGATTTGATGTATTGTTTCATAGTCGTGTTCGATTATTGGGCATGGATACTCCAGAGTCTAGAACGAGACATAAAAATGAAAAGGTATATGGTTTACTTAGTAAAGAAGCACTTAAATCATGGGTACACTGGGCTGTAATGTCAGACAGAGATGATATTGATATTGAAATTAGATGTCCTGAAGCAGACAGTCGTGGAAAGTTCGGAAGAATTTTAGGCGAAGTCTGGGTAAACTGTAATGCAGAAGGAGAGCATGGTGGTTGGACTAACGTTAACAAATGGATGTGTGAGAATGGATACGCTGTTGGTTATTGGGGCCAAAATAAAGATGATGTAAAAGATGAACATTGGAAAAATAGATTATATCTTGCAGAAAAAGGCAAAATATCACTTCTTCAATTGGATGATGATCTCCGGACCTCACAGGCATGAAAGCATTCGCTGAAGTAACAGGTTTGGTATCAAATGCGTATCATGGACAAAATGAAGTCTCTATGATACGTAGTTTTGAAAGCCCACCAATCATTTTATCAGGACCATTATTTAAAAGAATATTTGAACTTACAGAAAAAGAAGCTCTTCACGCAATTGGATTAAGTGATTTAAAAAATAAATTTCCTAAGGTTCAAGGAAGAGCTAAACAAATTTCTACTTTTACCCAAATGCAATCTAATTCAGATTTTTGGAAAGGTGGAATAGATGATGAAGATAGACCTGGTGGTTTGTTATTGCATGTGAAAGGAAATGTAACAGGTCAATTCAATCAAGACATGTATACCGAAATATTAAGAGGTGGTAGACGTGTTATAATGCTAAATGATGATACCATTGAAGAACAGGAGTTTGAAGACGAATTAAAAGGCCTTCAATCCGAATTCAGAAAATTAGTCCATGAAATTTTTAAAAAGAAATTAGGAATCAAACCTGATAGCCCTTTATCTTTTTCTGATAACAATTATCCTGAAAATATATTGCGGACTGAATTAGATGGACGACAAAAAGCTACCCTCATTAAAAACTATTTGGATGGAATGGAAAAGCTTCTGAAAAATAAGAAGTATAAAGAAGCTGTTTCAGATATGATGTTTGATATGATTGCAGTAGGTGATTATGAATATAACGAAATTACTATGGAAAAAGTAAAGTTAATTTCAATTTATGTCACAAACTCAAATATAGATCGCTCAGACGTCGATGATCTAAAAAAACAATTTAAAGTTCCTATCTATCCAAATGCTTCTCGAACACAAATTGAGAAGATCCTCCAAACAATAAATTCTTAAAAAAATACTTGACATTTTGTTGAATATATCGTATAATAATACTATTAAATAATAAATTATAGGAGCACATGGAAGCACGAAGAAAATGCGATCCGGAGTTGGGTCAATTAGTAAGTGAACACTTGGAAAGTCTTGGTTTAGAAACACCTATGACACAAGTTCGAAAAAATTATGATAGTGAGGCAGCAATTGAATCTATCAAAGAAAACATGACGGAGATTATGACATCATTAGGATTAGATCTTAAAGATGATTCATTACAAGATACACCCAAAAGAGTAGCACAGATGTTTGTGAATGAAATTTTTTGGGGTCTTGATTATGATAGATTTCCTAAATGTACAAAAATTGAAAATAAGATGAACTATAAAGGTTCATTTGTATTAGAGAGAAATATCAATGTTCAATCCTATTGTGAGCATCACTTTATTGTTATTGATGGTGTTGCTAGCGTCGCTTATCTCCCAGACAAATATGTTTTAGGGCTATCTAAGCTGAATCGAATTGTTCAATTCTTTTCAAAACGTCCTCAAGTTCAGGAAAGACTTACTGAACAAATTAGGGCAGCAATTGCATTTGTTGCCGGAACAGAAGATGTTGCAGTTCAAATAGATGGTGCACATTTCTGTGTTAAATCACGAGGCATTCAAGATCTTAGATCTACAACTGCTACATTCTCAGCGTCAGGGGTTTTTGAAGGTGGTGCCCAACGTCAAGAATTCTTAGCAGGATGCCGCTCTTTAATGGCTTAATATGACATATATTTCACATGAAATTCCCAGATGTTTAATAGATGAACATCAAGATTTTATTAGCGATTATCAATTTGTATTACTTCACAAAATTCTAGAAGATAAAGATTATGCAGAGATGGTTTGTGAATTTGCAGGGTGTGGAGAATTTACTTATCTTGATAATAGTTGTTTTGAATTAGGAGAATCATTAGATAATGATATTCTTTATGAATGGTTCACAAGGTTAGAACCAGATTATGTTGTCTTACCAGATGTTCTTGGAGATAAAAAAAGAACATTGGAAAGGTCTTTTGAATTTGTTGATGCTTATCCCGACACTGTCATTCATGGTATGCCTGTTATTCAAGGTTCTACACCAGATGAAATGATTGAATGTTATAATGAATTTATGAAGTTTGGATTTCCTATAATTGGTATTCCATTTGTATATTCTTGGATCGATAAGGATCCAACTCTTCAAGCAAATGAAAGAATTAAATTACTTGAAAAAATGCATTACGAATGTATTAATAAAAGTTTAAAACATCATTTATTGGGAACCTGGCAAGCAAGAGAGTTCGCGCATTATAGAAATTATAAATGGATTCATAGTATAGATACTTCTAATCCGGTGATGTCAGCATTAGATGGTACTCCTTATGCAGGTATTCATGGATTGACACAAAAACCGAAATCAACATTTGATTCCGTTTATGATATGAAAGAAGAAGATATTAATTTAGATCTTTTATATTATAATGTTGATACCTTCAGAGAAATTGTTACAGGAATTGGCTTTAACGCCGAAAGGCGTTCTGCTAAGTTTCCCGAAAGAAAATATCCAAAGGATTTGGATTATTACAAATATTCTACATATTCAGGTACACATGGCAAGTAAAATAGATCCCGACCATTATCATAGTAATACTAACTTAGAAGCAATTGATGTTATAGAAGCGTTTGATTTAAATTTTCATCGTGGTAATATTGTTAAGTATGTATTACGAGCTGGTAAGAAAACGGAAAAAGGTTATGAAAATAAAGAAAAGCAATTAGAAGATTTGAAAAAATCAAAATGGTATCTTGAAAGATTAATCAAGAATGTTGAAGAAGGTTAATATGGATTTACGTGAAGCCAGAGATAAACTCCCAAAGATTGAAAATAATGTTGCTGTTATATTATCAGGTGGCATGGATAGTTCTATTGTTACAATGCTGTTGGCCAAACATTATGGACCAGAAAAAGTATTTGCTTTAACATTTAATTACGGACAAAAACAAGTAGCTGAATGTGGAAAAGCAAAAGAATTGTGTCAAGAATTAGGTGTGGCACATAAACAATTAGATATTGGTTATTTTGGAGAATTAGTTCAACCTATTAGTGCAAATATATCTGGCACTGATATTGATATGCCCGACATTAAAGAAGTATTAGGAGATCCTCAACCCGTAACATATGTTCCATTTAGGAATATGATGTTATTGAGTAATGCTTGTGCTTTTGCAGAAGTGGTAAAGGCGGAATATATTTTTTGCGGTCTTCAAGTTCATGATGAATATGGTTATTGGGATACTAGTCAAGCTTTTGTAGATGCGTTAAATGGCATCACAGTACTAAATAGAACATTCAAGACACAAATTATTGCACCGTTCTCTTTATTAAGTAAAACAGAAGAACTTAAAATTTGTAAAGAATTAAGAACATACCATTTATTAGTACACACTTTAACATGTTACGATCCGGATGAAGAAGGAAAAAGTTGTGGGACATGTCCTTCATGTAGTGAACGTATTAAGGCATTTATGAATATTAAAGATCCGGATCCTATTCAATATCAAAAGGAGATAAACTGGCATGTGTAGTATTTCCGCAAGTAAGAGCAAAGAAGTTTTATTAAAATTAGTAGAACTTAATAGATATCGAGGTGAAGAATCACATTCAGTTTCACAGTTTTTATATCACGAAGATCTAGATCCCGACGCCAATGGTTTGTATCTTAAAGAACAGATTAAATCATATGGTCCTTTAGATGTAAAACACTTAGATGGTGAATGGGATTATTGTGTTGTTCATCAACAAGCGCCCACATCAAAAGAAGTTAATAATACTGATTTAGCAATAGGCAGATTTATTCATCCAGCTGTGAAAGGAAAATCTTATTTGTGGCATAATGGTATTATTAAAGAAGGAAAATTTGAAGGTGATTGGGATACAGAATGGTTGTTTGATATTACATTAGATGATTTGAAAAAAAGTCCTCTTAAAAGATTTAATGCTAAAATAAGTGAAGCAGATGGTACATTTGCATGCATGATGCATCACGATAGTAGTATGTTTATATTTCGTAATGAAATTAGTCCTTTGTTTAGTGAAGGGTCATCCTTTTCTTCTACTAAGTTTGAAAACTCTATTCCAGTGCCCGCAAATACAATGTGGGAATTAGATTATGAAATAGGTGGTTTAGTAAAACAATGGAATTTTGAAACAAAAGAAAATCCCTATCATTTTGGAGAATAATGTTTATACATCCCGTGAATGCCTCTACTGAGGTAACAAATATCGATGATACAATGATTCAACCAAATACTGTTGATTTACGAGTCGATAAGGTTTTTAAAATTGGTCGAGGTCCAATGCATATAGATGAAGGTAAAAAAGAACATAGAAAATCAATAGAACAAAAAGTCGATGAAAATGGTAACTTTGTTTTAGATCAGGGTGCTTGTTATGAAATTCAGTCTAAACAACATGTAGAAATAGCAGAGGGCGAAATTGCAATTATTCTTGGCAGAAGCACTTTTAATAGAAACGGTGTTTTAATTATTAGTTCAATTTATGATTCGGGCTTTAAAGATTATGCAGGAGCAACTTTATATAATATTGGGGGAGAAACAACGGTTAAACCTAATACTAGATTTGCTCATTTAGCTATAGCAAAAGCAGAATCATTACATAAATATGATGGAGACTATGGCGAAAAAAATTGATAATAAAGAAACTATAATAAAAATGCTGACTCCTGAAACATTCAATTTGGATGTTAAGAAGTTGTCAGATAAAATGCCGGTAATGGATGCAATTTTACATTATTGTGAAATGAATAAATTAGAATATGAAACAGCTGCTTCTTTAATATCTACAGACTTAAAAAGAGTTTTACGAGCTGAAGCGGAAGAATTAAATTTCATACCGACCACATCAAAGTTGCCTATCAATGTTTGAGAGAATTAAAAAAAATTGGGAAAATATATGGTTGCCTCGAATTCGAGAGGGAAAAACAAAAATTGAATTAGAACGAGATAGAAATTATGAAACAAGATGGGTTTGGTATCACACTATTCTTGCTATAGAGCAAGTTATAATTATTATAATATTATTAGGAATTTGGTGGAAGTTATAGACATATGAATAATAGAGTAGGTAGACATACACACTTATTTCAAGAAGAAGATTTTGTTGGACATTCTGGTGATACTTTAAATTGGAAAATTGAATGTGATGCTATTGATATAGCCGAGTGGAAATGTATTGCAAGAATGATTTGGGAGAGATGCCCACCATTTAAACAAGCCATTGGAATTCCTCGTGGTGGAGTAACATTAGCAGAATGTTTAAATGAATATGCCACTCATAATATGGATCATCCAATTCTAATTGCTGATGATGTATTAACGACCGGTGGATCAATGAATTATTTTATAGATCAATACCTCAGAAATAGAAAACCTCATCCTTATATTGGATGGGTTGTATTTGCTAGAACACAACCACCTGATTGGGTAACCGCCCTATTCCAAATGCCATGAATGA